CGTCGCCCAAGGGATCTGATTACGTTGCTAAAATGGGGCAACGTGCATTTGCGGCAAAATTTGGCTTCTTACGATTTGATACACAAGACTTAGTAGTAGAGTTTAATTTATATACTCCAGTTGATCAAGATGCTGATTTAACTGCACGTGGACTTATGTACTTTCCCGGTGGATCACCCAGTCCGGTGAAAAGTTTATTCAGCGGACAATATAGAATTATCTTAATTAAGAATAAATTTGAACAAGGTAAATTTGAACAAGTGCTAAAAATGGTTCGAATTAATAACAGCGACTTAGCAACTACATTATCCGACAAGTCCGGCGGAAGTGACCGCGTGAATACATCAATAAACAATCAATCAAACGGAACTAACTAATTATGGGACAATCGAATAACAGAACATCGAGACCAGCACAAACGTCATATGTTGATCCTAGAAAAACAGGTATTAAAGTTGACCCGGGTCCTTATGTTGCTACAGTAATGGAAATTATCAAAGGGCCGCGCTTAGGGCAACTTGGTGTTATTATTCCCGAATGGGAGGGGTCGTCTGACTCGGATGGACAGTATATTAAAGTTGATTATTGTAGTCCGTTTTATGGCAAAACATTTGGCACAGATAGTCAAGAATTGCCGGACACTTCTGCAACCAGCGGCCAGTCATATGGTATGTGGATGGTTCCTCCGGATATAGGTAATAAAGTTTTAGTTATTTTTGCTAACGGCGACCGCGGTCGTGGATATTGGATTGGGTGTATATATGACAGCCCAAGTCACCATATGGTTCCTGCGTTGGGTAGAGCTATCGGTGGCGCAGACAAAACTTTAGCACCGACTGGTCCTCTATCAGTTAACGTTGGACATGATACTGTTTCTCCCGTTGCTGAATATAATACCGTAGTAGCAGGAGCATTTAGTCCAGATGCGTTAACTGATACACCAAGACAGCCGCATGAATATCAGCTTAGTGTATTAATGCGACAGGGGTTGGATAGAGATAAGATACGTGGCGCAATCAGCTCTAGTAGTATGCGTGAAGCACCTAGCAACGTATACGGCATTAGTACGCCTGGTCGTAGCGCAACTAAAGGACAACAAATTGCCGGAACTCCTGATGCAGTTGTATTTAGAAAAGGTGGCCATAGTTTTGTTATGGACGACGGCGCCGCAGGCGACGATGTCAATGAAGCAGGTACTGATCAATTGATTCGTTTACGAACAACAAGTGGTCATCAAATTTTGATGAATGATACAGAAAACGTATTGTACATTGCTAGCGCGAGTGGAGCACAATGGTTAGAATTTAGTTCTGATGGGCAAGTGCATGTGTATGCACAAAATGGCCTAAACATGAGAACAAAGGGAGTAATGAATTTCCATGCCGACGGCGCTATCATTATGCAAAGTCCGATCATTGAGCTTAATGCGTCAGACACGGGTAGTGGGTCAAGTTCGCAATGTGCGATTGTGTGCAATACAACTGGGTCATTTGTTGCTAGCTCGATGATGGGAACATCTATTAAGACAGACGGACCTATGTCATTGAGTAGTTTGTCAATGGCATCATTCTCAGCTGGTGCAACGATGAATATTTCGTCAGTTGGTGTGACTAGTGTATACGGAACAATGTTGAAGTTAAACACTGGATTTCCGGCACCACCTGCTATTGTATCTCCATCCCCTGTTAATAACTTACAAGACACAGAATTTGCAAACGGCAATTGGTATGCAGTCAAATCAAAGTTACAATCAGCTTGTACAGTAGTTCCGGCGCACGAGCCATGGGTGGGAGATGATGGTAAGTCTAGACCAGAGCCACAGATTCCTGGGCAGTCGGGTAGCACCTTGGGTAACATGGCTGCAGGTGTTGGGTTAACAGTACTAGGGGCAAGTTTAGCAAGGAGTTTATTCTAATGGCACTTGATGCAGGTATACGTTTAACATTAGGATTGCCGGTTGCATCACCTTTGCCGGTTAGTTGGCTTGGCCGTCGTGATGCCCCGCCCGGTGTTCCTGCTTGGGCACAAAGCCCTGTGTTGTCTAACAAACAAATGCGTGCCTTATTGGGGCAAATTGGCTACGACAAAAGCGGGTGGGACTATTATAAAGTTAGCGAGAACAAATTAGGAAAATACCAATTTGGCGCCGAGTTACTCGAAGGATACGGACTACTAGCGCCCGGGTCGTACGAAGCGTATGGTGCAGATGCTGTAAATTATGTGCATTGTTGGAGTTCCGGGTCATTCCGCCATTCGGTAACAGCGTATTCGAGCTACATATACAACACACCCAATTTGGCTGGATTTTTGTCTAATACTATTGCACAAGAACATTTAGCATACCAATGCCTGGTGGACATATATAAAAACTTATTGCGTATTAGAGCTATTACTACGTCTGATATAGCTGAAACAGTTGGCGGAATGCTATACGTAGGATGGGAAATTGGGACTGGCGAAGCAGTTACAATAGAGTCCCAAAAGGGCACAGGTGCATTTGCTTGGAGATATTCTGGCGTTGGCGACGGGGCAGTACCGTTTGTGTCTGGCAAGTACGCAATGACAGTTTTAAGTCTATAAATATTACTATGATTACATACCGAGGGTTTAGTACACTAGTTAGTCCAAAAAAATTCGCAGTAACAGACTTCGAATTAGCAAAGCGCGACTTACTTAATTTTTTCAGTATTCGCAAGGGCGAACGTCTGATGCAACCAAACTTTGGTACAATAATTTGGGACTTGCTATTTGAGCCACTTACTCCGGATGTTCAGCAACTTATTACCGACGACATTAAACGAATCGCTGGATATGATCCCCGTTTAATTGTTACACAAGTTATTGTTGACCAACAAAACACAGGATTCTTAATACAACTTTCGTTAAGTTATGTTAACACTAATCAGGTTTCTGATATGAAACTGATGTTTGATCAGAATTCTCGGACTATCACTACTAATTAACTATCCATATTATTACCTAAATAAATAGTTAATATAGGTAAAAATATGGCAAACAATACACGTCAAACAAATCTTTTAGTTCAACAGGATTGGACAAAAGTTTATCAGGCTTTTGCAAACGCTGATTTTACTAGTTACGACTTCGAAACACTTCGTAGTTCGATGATTAGTTATTTGCAAACATACTATCCAGACACTTTCAACGACTTTATTGAAAGTAGTGAATACATGGCTCTAGTAGATCTAATTGCGTACCTGGGACAAAGTTTGGCGTTCCGTACAGACTTAAACGCCCGCGAAAACTTTATTGATACTGCACAACGTCGTGACAGTATTTTAAAGCTAGCACGTATGTTAAGTTATAATCCTAAGAGAACAATTGGTGCCAGCGGACTCTTAAAGATTGACAGTATTCGTACTACTGAATCTATTGTTGACAGCTCGAGCAACAATTTAGCAGGCGCAACAGTTTACTGGAATGATGCCGCAAACGATAATTGGCTTGAGCAGTTTACTAGCATTATGAATGCGGCATTAGTTAGCAACCAAACCATCGGAAAGCCGGGCAACAGTCAAAAAATTTCAGGCATCCAAACAGACGAATACGGCGTGGCGCTAGCACCGCAGACAATTCCTGTTGCTGGATTCACAGTTAACGTACAAGATGTTGCTACTAGTTTTGAAGCAGTTAGTGCTACAACAATTGGCAAAAAATATATCTACGAAACAGACCCAACACGCCAAGGTCAGTTTAATTTGTTATATCGTAACGACAATAACGGTAACAATAGCGTTAACACCGGATTCTTTGTATTCTTTAAACAAGGATCGTTGCAAGTTAGCGACTTCAGTATTGCTAATGCTATTCCTAATAACTATGTTCCTATTTCAATCAATAACATTAACAACTCAGACCATTGGTTGTATGGACTAGATGTAAATGGAACTCCTAGTGTTTTATGGGAAGAAACTCCTGCTATCCCTGGCATTAACGTTATCTACAACCAAGTTACAAATAAAAACTTATACCAGCTGAATACACGTAACAACGATCAAGTTGATATTGTATTTGGTGACGGTAGCTTTTCTAACGTGCCAGTTGGCTCGTTTAGATTCTTTTTTAGATCATGCAACGGATTGAATTATACCCTAACTCCCGATGACCTGAGTTCGGTTATTATTTCGATGAACTACGTCGGTAAAAATAATTCTATCCAAACTTTAACTATTAGTGCAAGTTTAAAATACACCATTACAAATGCAAGCTCTACACAGAGTCTTGAGAGTATTAAGACTAGTGCGCCACAACAATACTATACTCAAAACCGTATGGTAACAGCGGAAGATTATAATATCTTCCCGTTGACTACTTACAATAGTATTCAAAAGATTAAGACTGTTAACCGTACTAGTTCCGGCGTTAGCTTATATCTAGACGCCTTAGATCCAACTGGAAGTTATAGTAGCACGAATGTATTTTGTAGCGACGGAATTATTTCTGCAAATGTTAAGACATTGCCTCGCATTTTTAATTTCTTAAACACCAACGATGTTTATTCTGCAATTTATAACGATATTATTCCTATTATTAATAGTACAGAAATGATGAATTTCTACTATTCTAAATTCTCACGCTATGACAGCCCGACTGGTGTTATCTTCACTAAAGCATCAGACGCTACAAGTGCTAGCTCCGGGTATTTGCAAATTGATGATACAACGCAACAAGTTGGCCCTGGTATCAGTGGATCATTGCAATATGTTAGTGTAGGTGCAATATTACGATTCAGCGCACCGGATGGTTATTATTTTACAACACAACATACATTAGCCGAAGGCACACCAAGTGCAGATGGTGAATCTACAAATTTCTATGCAGTGGTAACAGAAGTAGTTGCTAACGATGATGCATACACACCAAGTTTAGTAACCTTTGGGACTCGAGTCCCAAATGGTGCAGTACTAAGTGGCCCGGCACTTGACGGTACTAATGCAATTATACCGTCGTATAAAAATGATTTACCAACGTCATTGATCTCTACTATCATTACACAAATCAATGCAAAGTCTAACTTCGAATTAACATTTGATCAGGCTAATCAAGAGTGGATTAATATTCCGCCATCACAAATTGGTACACGCAACGAGTGGGAAAACAACGACACAGGATTGATACGCTTCGAATTTAGTCAAGGTGCTTATAGAGTTTATTCTAAACTTCTTGAGTATGTGTTCTCAAGTGCAGGCGAAACAACATTCTACTTTGATCCTACAGCTCGTGTATACAACTCAACAACAGGAACAGTTGTGGCAGATACTATTAAAATGTTGAAGATTAATAGTAACCCATTGGACTCTAATCCAATTGGCACAGATGTTATTATGCAAGTATACGGCAATGTATTAGACCAAACTGGTTATGCAGATAACACACAGGTGTTAATAAAAATGCCAAGTACACAGGTCGACGGAATCCCCGATAACCCAGACTTATACACAATCATTGCAGACTCTCTTGATTCACGATCAGGTTTGTATTTCCAATGGACACATAATAGCCCTAGTAGAAATCGTGTAGATCCCACACCGGTAAATATTATGGACGTATACGTATTAACAGCCGATTACGCTACTAACTATTCTAAGTGGTTGCAAGACTTAACAGGACTAGTTAAAGAACCAAGTCCACCAACATCTAGCAGTTTAGAAATGTCATATAGCGAGTTAGAAAATTACAAAGCAGTTAGTGATACATTAATTTTCAACCCTGCTAAATTTAAACCATTGTTTGGCTCTAAGGCATCGTCTGCCCTGAAAGCACGTTTCCAGGTCGTTATTAATCCATCGAGTAGCATAACACCTAACGAAATGAAGAGTCAAATTATTTCTGCAATGAACTCTTACTTTGATTTAGCAAATTGGGACTTTGGTGACACATTCTATTTTTCGGAATTAGCCGCATACTTACATAATAAACTTGCGCCAAACTTGGCTAGTATTGTTATTGTACCTGCTGACCCTACATTAGTATTTGGTAACTACTTCCAAATCAACAGCGAGCCATGGGAAATTTTAACCAGCGCCGCTACAGTTAATGACATCGATGTTGTAACAGCAATTACTGCCGCACAACTTAACCTTGGTAATCCTCTATTAGGAACATATTAATGAGTCTTTTAAACACAATTAATCTTATCCCAGAAGTTTTTAGAACATCGCCTAACGAAGCATTCTTAGGCGCGACTCTAGACCAATTGGCAACAGACTCGGTTAATGCTCCGCTGAACGGATACATTGGTCGTACTTTTAGCCCAACTTATAAGTTAGGCGATAACTATATTCCAGAGATTAATAATCGACGTAAAAATTATCAACTTGAAGCAACAGTAGTTGTTCCTGACGTCAACAAAAAACCAAAGTTTAAAGCAACATTTGCTGACCTTTTAAACAGCATCGCTTCAAATGGTGGCTATACAAATAATCAACAAAGATTGTTTGGTGCAGAAAGTTATAACTACGATGGCAAATTTGATTTTGATAAATTTGTTAATTATTACAACTATTACTGGTTACCAAATGGACCCGACGCTATTAGTATCTATAGTAATGATGTTCCTTACACCGGCAATTATGTTGTCACACGTAACACCAATGAAAACGGATATACATTTAGTACATTGGGGAATCATCCAAATACTCAGATTGCATTAGCTCGCGGCGGTGTATATACATTCACTGTTGACCAACCGGGAATAAACTTTTGGATTCAGACTGAGCCTGGTATAGATGGTATTGCTGATTTTGCCCCAACAGTTACTACACGTCAAGTATTTGGTGTAACAAATAACGGTATTGACAAAGGCACGATTACATTTAAGGTACCCTTGCCATCAGCGCAAGACTTTTACCAAAATATGCCAACAGCAGAACACGACGGTATTCTTGCTGAGTTGTATGCTGGATCTACATCTATCAAGTATACTGACATACAAAACAGACTATTGTCAGAATTCCTAGCTGAATTCCCGTCGGGTATTGATGGTATTAATAATCTACTAGATGGTAAGAGTATTATTTTCTTAGGAAATGACTTAGATGATACATTGTGGACTACCCCATCTGTACCGGCGTCATTTACTGGCTTGGATACTAGCGAAGTAGTACCGGGTTCTATTATTAGTAGAGAACAACGAGTGTATGGCTGGCGCATTCGCTTAATGCCAATTGATAGCCAATCCTCTGATTATGTAATACAACTACATCCTGAAATCCGTATAGACCCTAAAGAAAAGGCATTCGTTCGTTCGGGTATTACCAATGCATCGAAATATTTCTGGGTTAATGCAAATTATAAATTTGTTGAAGTGCCGGTACTAACATCGTCGATGGACTACTTGTACTATCAAGACAGCGAAAATGAAAATTACTTTGGGCAAATTAAGATCGTTGACAATAACGCTGTACCAATTAATGTAACAACCGATATTCTTGGAAAAATTGGATACACCAGTCCAAATGGCGTTATTTTCACCAATGGCTTAAAAGTTAGATTTGATACTAATGTAGTGCCAAGTTCGTATGGCAACAAGGAATATTACGTAGAGGGTGTCGGAACTGGTATTACACTTGTTCCGGTTGACCAGTTAATAATTCCAGAAAGTTTCGGGGCTAATATAGATGTAGACCCAGACTTCATGACTATTAACCGTGCAAGTTTGGATCGTAATCCATGGTCACGATATAACCGTTGGTTCCATAAAGATGTTTTGCTTGCAACAGCAAAGTACAACAACACACTAATTGATTATACTGGAACAATTCCTGCACGCCGTCCGATCATTGAGTTTAATGCTAATCTAGGTTTATATAACACAGGTACCAATGCAATTGAAAACGTTGATGTTGTAATCTTTGAAGAAACAGATGCATTCAATGAAATTGAAGGGCACCAGACAGCAACAGTCGATGGCGTGCATTTATCAACCGGCACAACTATTGTATTTGCTAATGACTACGATATTAACGTTAAAAATAAAATCTGGCGTGTTGTTGTTGAGAACATTAATAGTGTTAACTTTATTACACTAGTTGATACTGGAACATCGGTACCAACCGGAACTAACGTACTGGCATTACAGGGCGGAAATCAAGGTAACATGTATTACTTTGATGGAACTATCTGGCACCTATGTCAAGTTAAGGAGAGTGTAAACCAAGCTCCGTTGTTTGATATATTCGATAAAGACGGGTATAGTTTTTCTAATACAACAGTTTACCCGAACTCCACATTTGCTGGAACAAAGATTTTCGGTTACAAAATTGGCACTGGTACAATACTCGATTCAGTGCTGGGGTTACCATTGGTATTCCAAAACTTTAATAACATTGGTGATATAGTTTTCACAAACTACTTCGATACTGATACGTTTACATACAGTGACGGTACGCTAGAGATTAACTCAGGGTACTTAAAATTTACCAACGAAACTTCTTCTAAATTAGAAACTACTTGGGTAACTTGCGTTGAGCCTACTGAGCAATACCAAGTGTTTACAAAATTTTACGACGGGCATGTTGTTGAAATCAACGGAGTTGAACGTGCGTTTGTGCAAATTGACGTACTACCTGCATCTACACAAACAACTACACCTTACTGTAAAGTATATGTAAACAACGTATTGCTAACTAATGGCACACAATATAATATTATTCCTTACGGAATTTATCATATTGTTGAGTTAATGGATACGTTAACAGTAGGCGACAAAATTGACGTACTTATTTACGGCAATGAAGTAAGCTCATTGGGTTACTACGAAGTTCCACGTAACTTAGATTTAAACCCACTAAACGAAAATTTCCCAATTATTACATTAGGGCAATTACGTACTCACTATAATAAATTAGTTGAGAATTATTCGGGTGCTCGCCCAACACAGGATGTTTATTTAAAAGCACAAGCGGGAACTATTACTACACATAGCAGTCCTGCAATTTATGCGGCTATGTTCTTAAATGATTCAAAGGTAAACTTTGTTGCCGGCATTGAGTTGGCTAGAAAAGAATATACTCGATTTAAGAATAAATTTTTAACATTAGCATCAACTCTAACTAACTTAAATTACAATGATCCAATTAGTAGTGTTGATACAATTTTACAAAGCATTAACGTAGTTAAGAACAGTAGTTTTCCCTGGTACTATAGCGATATGGTACCACAAGGCGGCAACTATACAACAATTACATATAATGTTGTTAATGCTCGCCAGATACAATACGAAATTAATACAATCTTTGATAATACAGTATTAAGCAACCGTGCGGTTATTGTATATCACAATGGGGTACAATTAACACATGGTGTTGACTATACATTCAACCAATTTGCACCTAGCATTGCTATTACCAAGCAAATGGCAGTTGGTGATGTTATTGTAATCAGAGATTACTTTGATACTGATGGAAATTATGTCCCAGAGACTCCTACTAAATTAGGATTGTATCCTAAGAGCGTCCCGGAGATTTATCTCGATGATACGTATCAAACTCCGGTTAACATGATCCGTGGCCACGATGGGTCATTGACCCCGGCGTTTGGTGATTTCCGCGACAATTTCTTATTAGAATTAGAACGCAGAATTTACAATAATATCAAAACTGATTACTCTGCCAACGAACTAGACATCTACAGTATTGTCCCTGGTCGATTCCGAGACACTAGCTATAACTTAGATGAATTTACTAAATTGTTGTCGGGTAACTTTTTACAGTGGGCGGGTTCTAATACAGTTGATTTTAGTACAAACAAATGGTTTGTGCAAAACAACCCATGGACATGGAACTATAGCGGATTACAAGATACTATTGACAAATCTGCACTGACTGGGTCCTGGAGAGCAATTTATAAGTATTGGTTTGACACAGATCGTCCGCATATTGCTCCGTGGGAAATGCTAGGGTTTACTAGCCGACCATCTTGGTGGTTGGATCGCTACGGCGAAGCGCCGTATACAAGTGGCAACTCCACAATGTGGGAAGATTTGGAAGCTGGTTACGTCTGGAACAACGGGTCTCCGTATACAAATCCTAACTTTGTTCGTCCTGGATTAATTGGGTTTATACCAGTTGATGAATACGGCAACTTATTGAGCCCCGACGTTATTCCATTAACTAAGGAAGTTACTAGTAGAGTTATTAGTTCTAATTTTGCAATAGGTCACTATGGTCCAGTTGAAAATGCATGGAGAAATAGTAGCGACTTCCCATTTGCAGTACAGTATGCATTTGCACTTGCAAAGCCAGCGCAATTTTTTGCAACTCAAATTGATACATCAAAGTTTGGCCGTAACGCTATTACTAATCACTATAGCACAGTTGATAACAAAAAGATAACACCATCTATTCTAAATGTTAACGGCGACGCCACTACTGGAACAATTAAGCGTACCAGCGGGTATATCAACTGGGTAGCAGATAACATCAAGAACTTGGGCATTAACCCAATTGAAGTAATCAATGATTATTTTAGTAATTTAACTGTACAATTGGCATACAAAGTTGGTGGCTTCACCGATAAGAAATTAATTACAGTCAGCGCAGAACAAACAACACCAACGTCAACTAACGCTAGTATTATTATTCCTGATGAAAATTATCAGGTATTCTTAGGTAAGAGCAATCCTGTTACTACCGCAGTTTATAGTGCTGTAGTTGTTGAGCAAACAGTCAACGGATACATTGTAACTGGTTACGATTTAACAAACCCATTCTTTACAGTATATCCAAGTATTATCAATGGCAATTATTCGACTATTAAGGTTGGTGACCTGGGCGCCAAACTTTATGTGGATTTTGAAAAATCTCCAATGTCTATTCCGTACGGAACAGAATTTACTACAGTTACACAAGTAGTTGATTTCTTGATAAGCTACCAACGATATCTTGATGTACAAGGATTCATACTCAATGACTACGACACCGATTTGTCTGCTCAACGTGACTTTGTCTTGAGTAGCCAAGAGTTTTTATACTGGGCTCAGCAAGGTTGGGCAATCGGTACAATTATTTTATTGAATCCGATTACCTCCAAGATCAAGTTTAAGAGTACCTATACATTCGTTGATGAGATATCAAATGAATCTCGTGGTAGTAGAATCTTAGACCAGAACTTTACTCCGATTAAGTCCAACGGATTTACAATTCTTCGTAATACGTACTATGATCCAAACTCTCCTGTGCCAGTTAACACATGTGTTTTAGAAATTGTTAACGGAACAACTGTTTGCTATGCTAAGTTTAATTTAGTTCAGTACGAACATACATTAATTTTTGATAACGTCGACGACTTTGGCGACATTATCTATGTGCCTAAACAAGGCACACGACAAAACCGTTTAAAAATTAGCGGTCAGAAAACTGGCGGCTGGTCTGGCATGTTGTCTGCGCCGGGATATATCTATAGCGATCCTAAAGTTACTACCTGGCAAACAAACCACGACTACAAAATTGGGGATATTATTACATTTAACAGCAACTATTATGTTGCTCCAAAGAATGTTCCAGCAAACGCCAAATTTGATGTTTCACTATGGACACAAATATCATTGGAAGATTTGCGTACAGGGTTGTTACCTAGTTTTGGTCACAACGCACAAAAGTTTACTAATTTGTACGACGTTGACAAGCCGCCTCAAGAAGAGGACTTGCAGTTGTTTAGTGGCGGCTTAATTGGATTTAGACAAAAACCGTACTTAACTGATCTCGGTATCAGTGTTCCTAATCAGACTAAGTTCTACCAAGGTTACATTAAACAAAAAGGTTCTAAGAATAGTATTTTATCGTTAACAAAAGCAAACTTTGAAAACGTACAATCTACTGTTACTACATACGAAGAGTGGGCGTTCTTAGTTGGCCAATATGGTGACTTCACACGCAACCAATATCGAGAATTTGAGTTAGATCAGTCACTGTTTACAACAAACCCCGTAGCATTTACCTATGCTGATACTGCATCAACCGGTAACTTGGTTGTTAACTTGTCTTTTGGTAACATTTATAATTCTAGCAACTTGTCGAGTGTATCAACGGAACTTTATAGTAATAGAGAAACCGCCGATTATATGGCAGACTTGCCCACTGCTGGATTTGTTAACTTAAATGACGTTGAATCATTGATATATGATATTACTAAAGCAACGCCAAATGATGTGTTGTCGGTAGGCAACGGGCACAAGATATGGACAGCAATTGATGGCAACGGTAACTGGAATGTATTGCGTGTTTCGCAGACAGAATTGATTGCGACATCAGTCGCTTATGTAAGTGGGTCTTACGCACAGTTATTCTTTAATGGCGCTCATACATTTAATAGTGGCGATACATTTGTGTTGAATTCGTTTAATACAACATACGGAAACTACAACGGTGTGTATACAGTTGAAAGTGTTCCAAACAGTTCGTCGGTTGTAATCTACATTGATCCAACTGGGGGGAATAATTTATTATATCTAGTTCAGAATAGCCCGTTAACTGCGGCCGGTACAGTATATTCATTGGACTCAATGGTCATTGATCAAGTAACCGATTTATTAGATATAGAACCAATTGGCGGATGGCATCAAAACGACAAAGTTTGGGTAAACAATGCTACTGTAAATGGGTGGGGAGTATATACATATAAAGATGCATGGCCTGCAAATACAGCACAAGAACTAACAGCTATAACACCTGCGCCCGGTACGGTATTTGGCTCAGTAGTACGAATAAGCGATGACCACTCGCATGTATTTGTCGGTGTTCCTGATGCTGGTAAAGTTCATGTTTTTACAAATACATCTAGTAACACATGGTCTATTACAAATAGCATTTACAAAACAGATGTCGATTTTGGCGCGGCAATTGAAACTAGAAATGGCTTATTGTCAGTTGGCGCTCCGGGATCCGGTACAGTACGAGTGTATAAGCACACAACAGATACCACATTTACTAATCCGCAACTTATTACCTCTGCTAACTTAAATGGCAAATTTGGATCTAGTATTGCATTCAGCATTGATTGTCATTGGATGTTTGTTGGCGAACCTGGTAGTAATGCGGTGCAAGCGTACTACACATCTAATACAAATATTGCTAATGTGCATTACACTCGTGTTTCTACCATTGGCTCCGGAACAGGAAATGTTGGATCGGTTGTAAAAACAAATATTGACGGTACTGTTATTTTTGTCTCGGCTCCCGATGCATTCAATGAATATGATCATAATGGTAATGTACAGATCTATACCAGAACAGGTAATGTGTTTACACATACTCAAACAATTTCTAGTCAATTTAAAAATGCAAATGCAAACTTTGGCGCAGACATTGACTGTGATAAACAAGCTGGTAATTTATTTGTTGGCGTGCCGGGCAGTACACAGTCGGGATCTTTAACAGGTCGCGTTGAGCGTTATGTCTTTAATGGAACCAACTACGAATTTAACGAACTAATCGAACACCCGTACGAAGGCGTTGGGCACTTTGGCTCAGTAGTTAGTGCATCCGAAGATGCACAAGCATTGGTAATTGGTAGTCGTGGATCATCTAGCTTAGAAGAAACAACTTTTGACGTAAGCAGTACTACAATCGATGGTGGTATTATTTTTGTTGATGCAGTATTTAATAGTGGTGCTGTGTACCTGTTTGAACCGTTGATTAATCGTACGATACCCGGGTCAATTGGGCAATACATTTATGCCCAAGACTTGCAAGCACAAGTTTATCCGTATGATCGTTTTGGTGACTCAATTGACACTAAACGAGACATTATGGTAATCGGTGCTCCTGGCACAAACAATAGTGCTGGCGTAGTGTATGTATATGAAAATCCTAATAGTGATTATGTCTGGAAACTAACACAAGAACAGCAACCTGTTGTTGATATTAATAGTATCAATCGAACATTTATGTACGATAAGACTACAAATTCAATATTAGCAAGTCTTGACTACATTGATCCTGCAAAGGGCAAACTGCTGTCGGTTATTGATCGAGACATTGACTATAAGAAACAATCTGACCCGGCAGTATACAATGCTGGTAAGAAAGTTGAACATCATGTTGACCTGCATTGGGGCCCGCAACAAGTTGGTAAAATTTGGTGGGATATTGATACAGTCAGATTTGTTGACTACGAACAAAGCGACTTAACTTATCGTTTACATAACTGGGGTAAAATGTTCCCTGGCAGTAAAGTATTAGTATTCCAGTGGATTGAAAGTCGTGTATTACCAAGTCAACACATTGCAGAAGGTTTGCCAGGCTTACCGTTGCATCGTGATGATAGTGCATACTGTACAAATACTTGGGTAGATAAGTCTGGCAACATTCAGTTGAAATACTACTATTGGGTAACTAACACTAGCGATGTTTACCCAGGAAAAACTAATAGTGTTATTAGTGTTGCTGCCGCGATTGAAAATCCTCAGAGCCAAGGTATTCCTTATGCAACTGTATTGCGTAATGACACATTAGCATTGTACAATGTGAACAGTTTACTAACTGGCAAAAATACAGTTGTGCATGTAGGAAAACGTAACGTTGATGCTGGACAAATTCATAATGAATATGCCCTGGTACAAGAAGGAAATCCAACAAGTAAAATCCCTTCATTCTTATTAAACAAACTAGTTGATAGTTTATCCGGCGAAGATGCGTCCGGTAACATTGTACCTGACTCTTCTTTAACACCTGCACAAGCATACGGCGTTAGCGTAAGCCCTCGTCAAAGTATGTTCATCGACAGAGAGTTAGCGTTGTCAAACTACTTCGATGTAGTAAACAAAATGATGCTAGCATACCCAGTTGCTGAACGTAAAGTTCTAACCGGATTAAACAGCAGTGAGGAAGCACCATTGATGGAATCTGGTGCATATGACATGTCTGTTAACTCGTATGCCGAGCTAACTTACATTAGAACACACGATTCTGAAGGTTCATTGGTTGAGCCGTTTAATGTCGATGGTTATAAAGTATTAGTTACCTCAGATGAAACTAACAACACTAAGTGGGGAATTTATACTTGGTCCGAAGCAAGTGGTTGGACGAGAACTCAATCGCAAGGATATAAGACTAACTTGTACTGGAGTTATGTAGATTGGTATGACAGCTCATTTAATCCATCACAAACCGTTGATTATACTGTTGCAAACAATTTAGATTTTGGTAAATTAACATTAGTTGCAAACACTTATGTTAAGATTCTAGACTCAGGTAATAGTAATTTTGCAATTTACTACATCGATAGCGATCTAAACAAGAGCTTAGTTGGCATTCAGGGCGGAACTGTACAAATTTCAACTGGTGTTATCCCCGCTAAAGAGTTACGTCAAATTCTAACAGCTATTCAGACACAAATCTTAATTGATGACCTGGCTGCAGAATTTAACCAAGTATTCTTCTTATTGGTGAAGTATGCATTAACTGAACAAAAGAATCTTGATTGGGTATTTAAGACTAGCTTCTTGAGTGCGACTCAGTATATTCGTAAGTTGGAACCGTTCCCTGCGTATATTCCTGACAACCAGAACTACTACTTAGAGTATATCAACGAAGTTAAACCTTATAGAACAATCTTGCGCGAGTTCGTTGTTGATTACGTTGGTAGTGATACATATGGTAGTGATGTTACAGACTTTGACATACAGCCATACTGGGATAACACAATGAGTGTATACCGTAGTCCAAACGGAGAGCAACCGGGCGATGCAACAATGCTAGCAAATACTAGTGCCTACTCTCAATGGAATACAAATTATACGTACGGCGTAACTGATATTATTGTTAATCCAATTGGTATTGGTTTTGTTGAGCCTCCACAAATTATAATTAGTGGCGGTGGCGGCACCGGTGCTAAAGCTACGTCTGAAATTTGGGGCAATGGTGCCATTAAACATATTACAATTACAGCTTCTGGTACTGGATATACTTCGCAGCCGGATGTAATTATTAACGGAACTGGCACTGGCGCGAAAGCCTATGCTATTTTACGTAATGTATTTGATTCAAATAACAAAGGGCATAACGTTGTTAGAAGTATTAATACAACAATGAAATTTGACCGTATTAATTATAAGCAAGCTAACACATTTGTGTTCTGGGACACTATTACTAGTGCAAATATTGGCGATTCAATTGATGCAGGAACCATTTTAGTTCTTAACAGTAAATTGTATGAACTTGATGATACGTACACAATTGACACAGAAGTTTCGTTCCCAGTTAGTAATGTAACCGAAATTAACTCGTCTATCTTTGATAATGCAAATGATAGAATTATTGCAAATAAAGGATTTGTAAACTTAGCTACATTGCAAGATGGAATTGACTATCCGGGTGTTAAAGTCGATGGCAACACGTTTGTTGGCGACACATATGATAGTTATATTTCTAGTAGATATACAAGTTCAATTGGTGTAGCCCCTGCGGATATTATCATCGATGGTGGCGCATATTATGATGAATATAACAGCCATGCCCCTCAGGAATTAGTACCGGGCATTGTTTTTGATAACTTAAATGTGCAGGTATTTGATACTAACCGTGTTGCATTTAGAATTGAACAAAACATGCAGTCAGCTGAAATTTATTGCAGAATCGCAGAATCTGCAAGCTCTGTATTGTCTGCTAATTTAAATATTACAGACGAAACTATTTCAGTTGAGGATGCTAGTGCCTTCCCAGAACCAAACCCAGCTTTGGGTATCCCGGGCGAAGTACATGTCAATGGCGAAAAGATATATTACTACACAAGAGATGTTGATAGTAATACATTAGGACAACTTAGACGTGCAGTTGATGGGACTGGTGCACCGTTAGTTCACGTAACTGGAACACGAGTAGTTGATTGCAGTTTAGACCAACACTTCCCAGAAATTGAGTTTACAAAGACTGTTGCATCTAACGATACCACATATACAACTTCTGCTAATGTAAGTTTTATTGTAACTACATCTGCAAATATTACAGCAAATGTTGGCGACTTCATTACACAAGCCAACGTTCTTGGTAATGTGCGTGTACTCGAATCTGTTACTAATAGTAACAAAATTCCTGTTGTGTTTATAAACCAACAATGGACAACCGAGAGATTGTACATTAACGGTGTTCCAACAACAATCGATGCAGTAAGTTATAGCCCAATTGGCGAAATTAACGCAAACGGAAATGTAATTATTAGTGCAGGAACTACGCTCGGTTCTAGCCATACATGGTACAAACAGGGTGTAAATACGCCAGCCGACGGAAATGGTATCGAAGGAACAGATAACCTGTATACACAATTCCTGAAAGCAGAATTGGGGTATACGCCATGATAAATACTGAAACGCATAGTTCAATGAACAAAAATACAGATAAAAAAGAGGAAACAGCAGTGGAAAATAACCAAAAACGCCCAAATGAATCATCTGGGGTCTATGTAAGAGGTCACATTAAAATCTTTGATCCAAAATCAGGTGAGGTGTTTATTGATAAACCTAACGCAATTCATTACGAAAACTTTTCGGTTGCGTTAGCTAATTCAATTGCTGACAAGAGTCAAAACTTTATCTACGAAATGGTATTCGGCAACGGTGGTACATCTGTTGACCCAACAGGTATTATTACGTATTTGCCAACAAATACAACAGGGCAAAACAGTAACTTGTACAACCCAACGTATTCTAAGATTGTTGATGATACAAGTGCCGCAAACATTGACCCAACAAATAACAAAATGCGTGTAACACATATCCCAGGTACTGTGTATACCGACATTTTGGTTAGCTGTTTATTAGACTACGGTGAGCCGTCGGGGCAAGCGGCTTTTTACAATAGTCAAAACTTAAATGGCGAATATGTATTTGACGAATTGGGATTGCGTGGACGTAGTACAGATGGTACTGTTGGATTGACTAGTACAGGTTTATTGTTAACACACGTTGTTTTCCATCCTGTACAAAAGTCACTAAATCGATTAATTCAAATTGACTACACAGTCCGTATTCAAACATTAACTAACCTAAGTTCGATCGGATAATAACACATGAGCTATATTGTTAATAAAACAGACGGTAGTATTTTAGCAACTATCCTTGACGGCACTACTAATACAGACACTGGCCTAACACTCATTGGGCGTAACTACACAACTTACGGTGAGATTCAAAACGAAAACTTTGTTAAGCTATTAGAAAACTTCGCAAACGATGACCCACCGGGTGTTAGCGTTGGGTTTACCCCAATTAACGGTCAACTTTGGTGGGATACTGGTAATACTGTTTTAAAAGTTTATACAGACGGAAACTTTGTTCCGGTCAGCCAACAGACATCGTCGACGACTGCACCGACTATTAAAGCAATAGGCGACCAGTGGTGGGATAAGACTAACAACCAATTAAAAATTTGGACAGGTACTGCTTGGCAACTTATTGGCCCAGCGTACAGTACTAGCCAAGGCAAGAGTGGAATGTTTGTAGAAACTGTTGAAGATGTTGATGCAAATACACATCAGGTAGTAGCAGTATATACAAAAGGTACATTGGTTGGTATTATTTCAGATGAAGACTTCAGTGTCTCTGCATCATTATCCACAGCTGGATTTGACGCTATTGTTAGTGGATTTAATCTAATATCCACAAGTAAATTTAACGGCACAGCTACTAATGCTACAAACCTAAATGGTATAGCGCCAGCATTATATGCTCGTAGAGATCAAACTAATACGTTCACTAGCACAGCACGATTTAATGGTGGCACACTCACGTTGTCCAGAGATCCGTCAATACTTGGCGCTAACTTAACGATTAACACAGCAGACAATGACCTAATTATTAAAAATGCCACATACGGTGCCAATGTTCACGTATTAGTAAGTGGCCAATTGGGTGCATTAACAGCGTTAACAGTTAATGCTAATACCGGAGAAGTGTTTGCACCTGCTGAACCACAGACTGTGGATACGTTAACAAACAAATTGTATGTTGATACTCGTGTTGACTTTTTACAGGATGAAATTAATTCAGTTAACGATTCTGTGCTTGCCGCGGTGCAACAAGTGTTTACTGACTATGTATCTAATATTAGCTCAGTTGTTAACTCAACAAACGCAAACTTAAATGCAACAGCGACTGGCATTAACGGAAACGTTGTTAATTTAAATACACAAGTTAACAGCGGGTTCCAGGCTGCAAACTCAGCGATCAGCTCAATTGATGAGAGAGTTACTTCAATTGAAGACTTTTTACCTAGCTTGGCTCCGTTGAACTCTCCAACGTTTATTGGTACACCGGTAACTACCACACCTCCAGCGAATGACAATTCGACACGAATTGCAACTACATCGTTTGTATCGGCTAAAGCGTCCGATTTAACCAATGACTATGTACTAAGAATTACAACGTTAAACAACAATTTAACTAACACTATTAATACCGGATTGGCATCCAAGGCACCGTCATTAAGCCCAGAATTTGCTGGAACACCTACAGCCCCAACAGCACCTGCAGGAACAAGTACTAAACAACTTGCTACTACTGCGTTTGTGACTCAAGGTATTGCCGCACAAAAATTTAATTATACAGTATCGACTGGTGCCCCAAGCGGTGGCAACAACGGCGACTTCTGGTTCCAGATAGGATAAAGTATGTACGGACGCGGGATTTATGTTAAGCAAGGCTCACAATGGGTAGAAATACAACAACCGTTTGTTAATACAAATGGGACATGGTCTCGTATAAACAAAGGGTATGTTAAACGCGATGGGTCATGGCAACAATTTTTTCCTAGTACAGGTACTGAAACAGTAACAGCTCAAGGTAATTACTCGTGGACCGTTCCTCCTGGCATTTATAGTTTAAATGTAACAGTAGTTGGCGGTGGCGGAGGCGGCGGCGGGTCTACTGAAGTTGGTAACGGCGCAGGCGGAGGCGGCGGCGGGTCTGGCGGTGTAAGGACTCAAACAATATCTGTTACCCCCGGGCAAGTATTGCAAGTCAGAGTTGGTGCAGGAGGCGCAGGCGCACCCTTTGTGGGTAGAGATCCTGGTGCAAGTGGTAACGAAGGACCAGGTGCAGATGGGGGCGATTCCTGGGCATCGGTTGGCGGAACTACCGTGCTAGCGACTGGCGGCAAAGGTGGCGCTTCTGGTGTTGGCGACCCAGGTGGCGGTGGTGGTGGCGGATGCTGTGTAGTATCAACAGCGTTTGCTGAAACTGGTATATGGAATAGACGCCAACGTGATGAACTCATTGTGTGGTGCGAACAAAAATTACACAACAAGACGCTCGGCGAGTGTTTCCGTAGAGGGTATCAGGTACTTGGTTCTAAATTAATAGTTCCAGCATTAAAAAGTAAACTTGGTAAAAAATACTACAAATGGGCATTTAACAACGGAACTAATTTAGTTCGTGGTAAAAAGTTTTCATTGTTATCGTTGCCAAATAGTTTAATGTGGATTGCTGGCTTTATGCTAGTGGGTGCAGTTGTTACGACAGATTATGCTAATAAGTCGTGGAAATCGTTGTACAAGGATAGAACATAATGGGCATTTCGGTAGAAGAATATCTAAAAAATAAACAGGCGTGTGGCGTTTGCGTTGAAGCTGGGGAAGAAGCACATTGTATCACCACGATGTTGAGTCGTGCAGATAATTGCTTAATTTATAATTCTATTATCTTTAACAGTGACCCAAAAGACAATAACGATGTGTTGTTGTTACAGCAATTAAGATCAGCTGCCACTGAGGCTGCGGTCCTTGACTATTATATTCGTGCAGAACCAATTGTTAAACAAATAAAGAAATTGCACGGTGAATCCTCAGCAACATGGGATCAATATTATGCAAAATATGTACGTGATATTATTCTAGATCTACGTGTAGGGAACGCAAGATCGGCTGCGATTAAAATTTTTAACATGGTTAGCGAATTAGAAGCTAATCCATTTTTGGAGGGTTAACATGGCAACAGGTGGAGCTGGTGGAGCGGGTGGAACACCAAACGGACAGACTGGCGGAGCAGGTACTACTGGCGGAGCCGATGATTCTTCAACGTACGGCGGAGCAGGCGGAGGCACAGTACATGGTGCAGGCGGTCCTTCGCCATCATTGGATGACCCCAATGGTAAAAATGGACTAGGTCCGGGTGCAGGCGGGTCGGGCGCCAGTGCCCCTGACCGCGTAAGCCCCTTTAACTGGGCAGGTGGAGCGGGTATTGCAGGCAAGGTGTCGGTTTCTTGGTAAACCCAGATAAGTATAATAAAAGAGAATACAGATGGCATACGTAATTAATAAAAGCGACGGAACAGTATTAACAACAATCGGCGACGGTTTCCTTGATACTAGCACGGCATTAAACTTACCCGGACCTAATTATGTTGGTTACGGCGAAAAACTAAATGAAAACTTAGTTCATATACTTGAAAACTTTGCAGGACCTAATGCTCCATTGTCTACAGCAATGCTAGGACAGTTATGGTTTGATTCGTCACACAGTACTCTTAATGTGTTTACTGGGCAGGGTTATGTTCCGGTATCAGGTACATTTACATCTGGCATCCCGCCAGCATATCCAAAAGAAGGCGATATCTGGTACAATTCTACTACAGGACAAACAAAACTTTATTTTGACGGGGATTGGCAATTAATTGGTCCAGAATACACAAAAGCTCAGGGCAAAAGCGGTGCGTTGCCGCAAGTAATTGCTGATGCATCAAGTGATCAAATTAACCATACTGTAGTTACACTTACATATGGTAGCCAGACAATGGCGATCATTAGTGCAGACGATACATTTACCCCAAGCCCACCAATTTTTGGATTCCCAACTATTAGCCCGGGTATTACATTTGCTAACACAATTCAAAACGCTGGCCTTCGTGGCACTATTACAGGTAACGTTGTTAGTCAGAACAATAATGTTGTAGTAGTCAATAACCTTGGACCGACAACAGTATTCACAGGTAATTTAGTTGGCGCAGTAACAGGCCCAGTTACTGGTAATTTAACTGGTAACGTCACTGGCAATTTAACTGGTACAACAGTTGCGGCAACAACATTAACTGCTAGCGGAAATATAACAGCCGCTAACGTAGTTGCCCCTGGACTTTACGGAACACTAGCCGCATCTTTTGGCAACCAATCAAATATTACAACAGTTGGTACATTAACTGGGTTAACTGTTGGTAATGTGTCAGTCCCTGCATCAGTTTCAATAATTGGAACAGCAACATTAAACGGTGTAGGCATTGCTACTCTTGGTGGTAGTGCAAGTTTTAGTAGTATCAACGGAACTCCTGTTGGTAACTTAACACCTAGCACAGGCGCTTTCTCAACATTAACTGCTGGCGGTTTACAAGCAGTTGCAATTGGCAACGTACTACCCGGATCGGGTCGATTCACAACTATTACTACTGGTACTATTAATGCTCCGTATATAGGTAATACTGGTTCAGTATTAACAGGTACAATCGGTACAGCGAGCCAACCAAATATTACAGGTGTTGGTGCTATTAGCTCGGGTACGTGGCAAGGCACAGTTATTGCTCCTACTTACGGCGGCACCGGAATCAATAACGGTGTTAATACATTAACTATAGTCGGTGGGGCCAGAACACTTGATCAAAACGTAAACGCAGGTGCGGCACCATCCTTTGTTGGTACAAACTTTACAAATATTCCTGCTAGTGCAGTTATTGGTGGCGGCACAGCAGGGGTAGGTACGCTAGCTGCCACTGGAACAGTTTCTGGGCTAACACTAACTGCCGCAGGTTCGGGCGCTGGCCCATACACAGGTGCAGTTACGGTTACGCTCGGTGGTTCATTATCGCTAACTAGTAGTCAGATTACTAGTGCATTGGGCTTTACCCCATATAATAGCACAAACCCAAACAATTATCTTACAAGTAGTGCATTGACATACAATGCAATAGTTAATGCATTGGGTTATACTCCTTACAATAACACAAACCCTAACGGATATGTTGGTACATCTGCACTTAGCGGATATTTGAGTGCAAGCGGAACGCTAACGGGATCAGTTAACACATCCAGTACATGCTACACAGGTGCGCTAATTTCATCGAGTTACATTCGTGCAGACGGTGATATTACTGCATATTACAGCAGTTCTGATAGACGTTTAAAAGAAAACATTGTACCAATTGAGGGTGCATTAGGCAAGGTATTGACGCTAACAGGCTACCACTACAATTACAAACACAGAGCTCGCAGTAACTTAGTAGGTGTTATGGCCGACGAAGTGAAAAAAGTGTTGCCCGAAGCAGTTTATGACCATACCCCAACTGGCGTAGAAGCAAACGAAAGTGATCCGTATTTGGCAGTTCGTTACGATTTATTAGTACCATTATTACTTGAGTCTATTAAAGAGCTAAATGCAAAAGTCGAAGCACTAGAAGCTAGGCTAGCAAAGTAATAAATACACTATAATCAAAATTTGGAATAAAAATGGCATATACAATTAACCTAACTAACGGTACAACACTTATCCCAGGTGGGTTGTCTGACGGTACCGTTGACCAAACCCACACCAGTTTAACGTTAATTGGTAGAGACTATGCCGGTTACGGTCAGTTTTTAAATTCTAACTTTGTAAAACTAATCGAGAACTTTGCTAATCAGTCTAGTCCACCAAATCCACTACGCGGGCAACTTTGGTGGGATACTGCAAATAATATTTTGCGTGTTTATTCTGGTACAAGCTGGAAAATTTCAACTGGTGCTACAAGCGCACCAGCAAGCGCACCACCTGCTGATTTAAGTACACTAGGTGGCGACCTTTGGTATGACACTACAAACAGTCAATTGAAAGTATGGACAGGTACTGGCTGGCAGGTAATCGGGCCGCAGGCAACACCTGCAACTGGTAACACTGGTGCGTTCCCTGCACTTATGGTTGACCCGTCTGGATCAACTAAGGTCGTTGTTCAATTATTGATTAACAGTACAATTTATGCTATCTTCTCTAAGGATACATTTGTTAGTACATTAACTGGCTTCTCACTAATTAAGCCAGGATTAAACTTTAGTTCTACAGCTGGCTGGGGTATTAACACCCAGGATGTTTTACCTAACCCAAATACATTAGCTTTGCGCGACAGCAACGGCGCATTAGCAGTAACAGCATTTAATGCATCACAAACAATCACGTCACAACAAAGCGTTGTTGCGCCTATACTACAGGGCAGTTTAACTGGTAACGTTAGTGCTACTACAGTTGCCGCTACAAGCATGACTGCCGCATCTGCTACATTATCAAGCGGTATGACTGGCAACGTACTAACTCCGGCGCAACCATATATTACAAGCCTAGGGACTTTAACCGGACTAGGTGTGAACGGAGTAACAAACCTAACAGGATCTGCATACTTAAACGGTGCGGCGATTGCTACATACGGCGGATCAGCTTCATTTACTTCTGTTAATGGCACTCCGGTTGGTAACTTAGTACCTAGCACAGGTGTATTTACTACACTAAACACAGGTGGTTTACAAGCAGTTGCTATCGGTAATGTGACTCCTGGAACGTATACATTTACAACAGGTAACGTCGCGGCTCTGCAAGCTGTAGCAATTGGTAACGTAACTCCTGGCACCGGTCGTTTTAGTACAGTAACAGCATCAACAGTTAATGCCGCAACAATTGGTAACACTGGCGCACAAATTACTGGTACAATTCAAACTGCTAGTCAGACAAACATCACCGGCCTTGGCACAATTACTACCGGTACATGGAACGCAGGTGTTGTACAGCCAACATACGGCGGCACTGGTGTAAACAACGGTAACAACACACTAACATTAAATGCTAGTTATACATTAAACCAGCGTATTGATGCAAACGCATCTCCAACATTTTATGGTACTAACTTCCTTGGTATCCCAAATTCTTCATTGATTAACTCAACTATTACAGTTAACGGTTCTGGCGTATCGTTGGGTAGTAGTATAAACGTAGTTGGCAGTTTAACAGGAACATCAAACCAAATTAGTGCTAGTGCTAGTACAGGTGCAGTAACACTTAGCTTACCACAAAATGTACACACTGGAGCAGATTTCCGTGTTAATTCACTAGGAATCGGTACTACTGCAAGTGGCACAACGGGCGAAATTCGTGCAACTAACAATATTACTGCATATTATTCAGACGATAGATTAAAAACTCGTTTGGGCGGAATTGAAAACGCACTAGACAAAGTAGATCAATTGGCGGGGTTTTACTATCAAGCTAACGAAACAGCACAAGCACTGGGCTACGAAGTTAAACGTGAAGTGGGTATCAGCGCCCAGGATGTAGAGCGTGTTATGCCCGAAACTGTTGCCCCAGCACCAATTGACGAACAATATTTAACAGTTAGATATGAGCGACTAGTCCCGTTGCTAATTGAAGCAATTAAAGAACTTCGTTCCGAAGTTAACGAAATCAAATCTAAACTTTGATATAATGTGTTATAAATACACAATATACAAATAAATTCCAAGGATACCCGGTATGGCATATTCACAAGGCGGTATTATAGCGGCAGCAGACTATAATACATTCATTAATGGTACTAACCAATTAAACACAGTCTGGTCCACTGGCACAGGTAATGCCGGTTACGGGCAAACTGCTATTTCGACTGTTTCGCAAGCAGGCACAGTTACAGCCACACAATGGGCTACATTAATTAACACCCTTAATAGTGCCAGGACACACCAGTCTGGGTCGGGTTCTGGCATCAGCGCAGTTACAGCCGGATCCACAATTAACTATTTAAGTACGCTACAAACTCAAGTTGATTCTGCATACACAAACCGCGTGTCGCACACCACACAAGGTAGCACCACAACAGGAACTACATATAGTCCAAACTGGACTCTGGGTAACGACACAGCCGCAGTAACATTTAATCAAACCCGTACTGTAACATTCGGGGACGCAAACCAGGCACGTTATTTCTTTAATGCCGGTGGCCAGATTAATTATGTAATTATTAGTGCCACTAATAACGGTGGAACTAATCGTGGTGCAGACTTAGTTACATTATCGTCTACAAACTTTGGCGGTTATAGTGCATTTAAGCAAGGTGGCAGTGGCGGCCGAACAGGATCCGGCGGAACAGTAGTTACTAACAACACAGGGTTGGGTTACTATGGTCTTACAACAAGCTACCAAACATTATCTAAGATTACAAGTACAACTAGTCCGTATACCGGTGACTATATACAGTTAGATTTAGTAACCAACGGTACTAACTTAGCTGGTACAAGCGATAAAGGCAACGTTCTTACATTTAACTTAATATTGTACTCGGCCGCTCAATCTTCGTTCCCAGCACCACCGGCTAACCCACCCGGTACAGGTTCTACAACAAACAATACAACAACAGAAGACGGCATTAACATCACGGTTAACTACCGAATTGATATAGTATATCCAGAAACTACTAACTTATCCAATTCTTGGGGCACAGTAACAGTCGCATAAATCCAATTAGGTTGACGAGTAAGGTGTAGATTGTTAATATACATGTCTACACCTTTCTTCTTTTATGACAGACTTAGAATCAATTATAACCGAAATTCGAAAAGCAACAGACTATCAAGTTAATAAACGGGTTTTGCGAGAAAAAATCCAAACACAGTTACACATGCCATTCAATGGTGGACTGTTTAAAATTACCCCAGAACTTTTAGCGTTTGTTTCAACCTGGCCATTGGAATGGTTGATGCTCGAAGATGCGTACCAGAATCCAATTGAAATTGATAAGCAAGTATTTTTAGTAAAAGCTCAACAACATTACTCAATGGTAATGAACGACTGGCACGAACAACATGCAGAACTCAAAAAAATTAGAAAAATCTAAAGGCGTTGTTGTATTTGCATTTAACACTGATGTAGACTATGTTGGTATTGCTGATCAAACTAGTAAACTAACTGCAAAGACTTTAGGTTTGCCGATTACATTAATTACAGACAGCAACGGTGATCCTAAATTTGCGTATGATCAAATCGTTAGGGTTAACACAATAGACGGTAACTTTAGAACTAACTTAGATAATGAACAAGTTAGTTGGCGTAACTTTGGTAGATACTTAGCATATGAGCTAAGTCCGTATACCGAGACAATACTAATTGATACAGACTACTTAGTATTAGATAAAAGTTTGTTAACTTTGCTCGATACCGACTTTGACTACAAACTAATGCATCACAATACTAATTATGCCGGCGGTGTATACGAACAAATGGGTGAGACTAGCTTACCTTATATCTGGGCTACTGTAATTTTGTTTAGAAAAACAGAACGTGCTAGATTGTTGTTCGCGTTAGTTGGTAGGATACAACGTAATTATAGATATTACAAGAGTTTATACAATATCCGAGAAGGCAACTACAGAAATGATTATGCATTTGCTATTGCTAATATAATGCTGTCCGGATACAGCACAAATGAAACACAAGGCATTCCATGGCCTATGTTAACTGTTGAAGATAAGATTGATGATATCACCATTTTAAGCAATAATTTTATTGGTGTAAAACATAGTGATAGAGCCATCGCACTACCATACCAGAACCTGCATGTAATGGACAAAGAATATTTACAAAGTAATAGTTTTAAAAATCTAATAGAGGTACTGTGTGAGTCAGCATAAAGACCAACAAGGATTCCTAACATTTGCACAAAATACAGATGTTGATTATTTGCGACTTGCATACCTGCAAGCATTGAATGTTAAAGCAACACAGAAAACAAACAAATATGCAGTTATTGTTGATAGTGAAACTCTTAAACAAGTGACAACTGAGCATAGAAAAGTATTTGACTATGTAATTGAAATTACTAAAGATTATTCGAGCCCAGACACTACTAAAAAGTTTGCAAACGAATTCCAAGCATTTTGGCTAACACCTTTTAAAGAAACAATTAAAGTAGAAAGTGACTTATTGTTTACTCGCAGTATTGACCATTGGTGGACAGCATTTAGATTAAAAAATATTTGTTTAAGTTCTGGGGCAAAAAATTATCTTGGCATCAACTCCACAGTGAGAAAATATAGAGAGTTGTTTGATGCAAACAGTTTACCAGATGTGTACAATGGGTTGATGTACTTTAGATATAGTCAGGAAGCAAAAAGTTTCTTTGATGCAGTTTATTATATACAAGCCAATTGGCATCATGTTCAACCAACACTTAAAAACTGTGTTGAAGAAACACCTAGCACTGATGTTCTATATGCATTGGCCGCTTTAATGGTTGGTGAAGAAACAGTAACTATGCCTAGTATGGATTTTCTAAACTTTGTTCATATGAAGTCGGGCTTTAATAGTTGGCCGGACGATGGGCAGTGGACAGAAACTGTAATGAGCGAGCATGAAGGCGACATTATTCGTATTAACAATATAAACCAATACGATCCTGTTCACTACTACGATAAAACATACGCAACGGATGAACTAATTGAATACTACAGAACAAAAGTTTTGGGATGAAGTTAACGCTTTAATAAAACCCATAAATGTACCAAATATCGAGTATCGCTTACATTACAATGACGAAGGTATCATATACTTGTGTACAATGGAACAGCACCCAGAGGGAACAACATTTATTGTTGTAGACCGCACCACGTACGATAACTATTATCGTTACATAGTTGTTAACCACACGTTAGTTAAAATTACTAGCGACATTAAGTACCGCGTACAATTAAAAAAATCAGATTCTGGTTTTGCTGTAGTTAAAGGACATGCAGGTTTATTAATAGAACCTGGAGAAACATTTGAAGAAATTGAATATTATGCAAGAACTAATTGATATTGCAGATTTAGATTGTATATACCTAAGTTATGATGAACCTAAAAAAGAAGAATTTTGGATTAAGATTCAAAACATGGTTCCGTGGGCAAAACGTGTCGATGGAGTCAAAGGAAGTGATGCGGCTCACAAAGCCGCAGCCGATATGGCTGACACTGATAGATTTATTCTTATTGATGGTGATAACATCCCTAATACTGAGTTTTTTAACTTACAACTTTCCTTGGATGATAACAATCGTGATTGTGTATTTCGTTGGAGAGCACATAATGTGGTTAATGGATTAATGTACGGCAACGGAGGAATGAGTTGCTGGACCAAGGACTTTGTGTATGACATGCGTACACACGAAGCAACCGACGGCAATGTTGAAAACGACGTAGAGTTTTGTTTTTACCCTAACTATTGGTCTATGCACGATTGCTATTCAACAACGTATCCCAACGGCAGTCCATTCCAGGCATTCCGTGCAGGATTCCGTGAAGGTGTAAAGATGTGCTTAGACAGGGGCGCGAAACCATCGGTACACGATTTTAACAAACGTGTACATAGTCGCAATTATGATAACTTATGTATATGGCAAACAGTTGGCGCAGATGCAGATAATGGTTTCTATGCTATCTATGGAGCCAGACTTGGGACATATTTAACTATGCTTACTGATTGGCGATACCAACAAGTACAAGACTTTGATCAACTCAGGTCTATTTGGGATGTGTATGGTAACCGAGATGTTGACTATTGTACAGAGTTAGGCGACACATTACGCACACGTCTAGGATTACCAATTGTGGATATGCAACCAGACGACAGTCGATTCTTTAAACATCATTACAAGTCGCAATTCCAAAACAAAGGACCAATGCATCGTGAGTAAGTCAGACTTTATGGCAAGTGCAGAGTTTATGAAGGACAACTTAGGTCCTGCACTTTGCTTAGCCAAATGGCAACAAGTTAGTTTGCACTTGCCCACAGGGTTAACTAATAGTTGTTACCATCCACCACTTCATCAAATTGATGCTTCGTTGCTTAAAGATAATCCGGGCGCATTACATAACACACCACATAAGAAACAACAGCGTGTTATTATGCTTAAACAAGAAAAGCCAGACGAATGTAGTTATTGCTGGAACATTGAACAGCATGGGCAATTAAGCGATAGACATTATAGAAGCGGAGAGCCCTGGGCCGCCGAACATTTTGACACAATAATAAAATCTACCGGTGAAGAAGATGACGTTGTTCCAAGTTATGTTGAAGTTAATTTTAATCATGCCTGCAACTTGTCTTGTAGTTATTGTAGCCCACAATTTAGTAGTACCTGGGCACAGGAGGTGGAACGTTGGGGAGGGTATCCTACCTCAACTGTTCACAATGATCCTAGCTATTTTGTGGATCGCCGTCGTCCTATCCCTGCAAGAGAAGACAACCCCTATGTTGATGCCTTCTGGGAATGGTGGCCAACTTTGTATCCAAAGCTCAAGCACTTCAGGATGACCGGCGGTGAGCCATTAATGGATAAGAACACATATAAAGTATTTGATTATGTATTGGCGTTTCCTAAACCGGATCTTCACCTAAATGTAACTAGTAACTTTAGCGTCGATACTCCGTTAATGAACAAGTATCTAAAGTATGTGAGTGATTTGTGTGACACACAAATTGAACACTTTATGCAATATGTTAGTTTAGATACAGGAATCAAGGAACACGCCGAATACATTCGAAATGGATTGAATTACCATCGTGTGTTTGAAAATGTTCATAGATATCTTGACAAGATTCCAAATCGTAATAGCATGACGTTTATTATTACAATGAACAATCTAAACGTTTTAGGACTACAACGTTTGTTACAGTGGATTTTAGATCTCCGTAAATTGTATAGCAAAACACACCAACGAGTTTGGTTTGATACACCGTTATTGCGTACACCAAGTTGGCAAAGTTTGCAAATACTTCCGCCGGTGTATGTTAATGCTCTCGAACGTGTAGCAGATTGGATGGATCTTAATTTAGAAACACCAGACACACCATTCCGTGGATTCAAAGATTACGAAGTACAACGGTTACGTAGAGATATAGATTGGATGCGAGAAGGTAGCAAACTTGACCCCAATTATGTTAAACTACAAAGAGCAGACTTTTATCGTTTTTTCAACGAGTACGACAAACGACATAAAACGGATTTTATAAAAACATTTCCTGCAATGAAGGAATTTTGGAATGAGTGCAAGTACTACGCAACAAATACCTGATACATTTTGTCCCGGCAAATGGGACGAGTTGTGTCTGAATTTGAATTACAACTATGTGTACGGTTGTTGCGCGGCCACACCTATTAAGTTTGTTAAAAATTTCAATGAAGTACTAGATCAACAAAAATCAAATTTACTTAACGGAATAAAAGACTCTAGTTGCAATTACTGCTGGAGTGTTGAGCAAGGCGGACAACCTAGTAGACGCAACGAGTATACTAGTAAGTTTGATGGCAACTTAGAGCCGTACATCAATAATACTGCACCAGTTAAACTGCTAGAATTAAACTTAGGCAACGAATGCAATTTCCAATGTGTGTATTGTAATCCTAAGTATAGTAGTATCTGGGAAGCAGATGTTAGAAAACAGCCTTACAAAATTTATACAGACAGATTTAATTACGGTGTACTTGATAAAGAGGATGTGTCTCTGTCGGATGCAAACGCACAGGTGTTGGAACAAATTGGTCACACAGACGAAGTAAGAATCATTGGTGGTGAACCATTGCTTAATAAACATCTATGGACTTTACTAGATAAAGTTAGTACTGATAGATTGCATATTACAACAAACTTATCTTGCAGTACCAATACTATTGATAGACTAATGAGCATGGCACATAGTAAGTTTAAACAAATTAGATTTCAGATTAGTTTAGACTCAACTGGTGAGATTGCAGAGTTTGCTAGATATGGCACAGTTTATAATGATGTTGTTGCTAATGTGGAACACACGTTACGTACTGCACCAGACAATGTGTTAGTTAGCATAGCATCTACGTTTACTAGTATTACAATTCGAGACATTAAACAATTTACACAAACAATTGAGCAATGGCAATCTATTCGGCCGAACTTAGTTTGGACATTAAACTACTGTAGAAATCCAAACACACAGAGCTTCTATACGTTGCCAGATCATTACAGACCTGGCATACTAGAAACGGTGCAATATATTAAAACTATGCCCAACATAGAACGTGCAGAGATAATCGAGTCTGCATTGTCAAATTATAAATTTAATCCAACTATGCATAAAGAAATGAAACATTTTATGCAACAGTTTGCAGAACGTAAAAAAATTGAAATACCAATATGCCTAGACTAAACAACGAAACCGACTTACAATACAAACGTAGAGTAATTGATATTAAGAGCGAAAGCTTCTGCGGAGCTAAATGGTACAATGCTACTATTTGGTTAGGCTCGGGACAAACTACTAGTTGTCATCATCCACTTCCACATCAAGTCGATGTACACAACATACAACGTAACCCCAAGGCATTGCACAATACGCAACAAAAGAAGATGGAACGCGAACAAATGCAAAAGGGAGAACGGCCTAAGGGATGTGACTATTGCTGGAAAATAGAAGACCTTGGTCGTGACAGCATCAGTGACCGCGTTTACAAAACAGTTATATACGACGATGAGGATTTACAACATGCATTCAGAACACCAGCTTCACGAGACTTTGACTTACAAACTTTGGAAATTGCTTTTGATAGGACTTGTCAGTTTGCCTGTAGCTATTGTAACCCTGCTTTCTCTAGCACCTGGGTTAAGGACATACGAAATAATGGGCCATACACTAATCTCGTATCAGACGGGCGCAATCATTTTACTCATGAGCATGACGCTAGCCAACTTTATAAGTTCGGTGATACAAACCCTTATGTGGAAGCGTTCCATGCCTGGTGGGAATCGGACTTACATAGAACACTCAAAGAACTCAGAATAACAGGGGGAGAACCTCTTATGTCTGGGGAAACCTGGAAACTGATTGATTGGTTTAAAGCTAACAAAGGCCGCAGTAGCACACGACTTGCTATTAACAGCAACTTAGGTA